CGTTCAAACGTGCAAGTACATCTGGGTGGTTTACCAAGATGTCACGTACTTCTTTACCAACAACCATTGTGTTTGGCTTGAAGCCACCAGAACCCAACTGCATTGTACGACGCGCAGTAGTTACGTCTGTCAATGGTGTGGAGTTCGTGTAGTCAGACCACAAGTTACCCGGTGTGTTATCTGTAGCCCAGATACCAGCGGAGAAGAAAGAACTAGCGAACTTCTCTTCACGGTCAATTAGAACACGGTTTATGATAGTCTGTGCGCCAGCAGAACGAATTTCCAACATCGCGTCTTCGTTAGCAAGTGTTTGCTCATCGAAGTCCATGCCAAGGCCATATACGTCAGCAAAGTAGCTGTCGTTGGAGATTTCCATGCCGATGCGGTTTACTTCGGTACGTGGTGCAAGTTTCTTAACGTCACCTGCGCGGTTCATGTTCGCACGGTCGTACTTGTAGAACTTATCGGACTGACGTTGTACGCCTACAACTGGAAATACTTTGTCAGCGATAAAGTTAGTTTGTTCTTGTACATAGGCCAGTGTCAAGTTAGACAAGGGCTGGTCAATATGTACAGAGGATGGAGTCAAAAGTGGCATTATGTTATTCCTTAAATGCTAGATTAGGCGGCTACGTTGCCACCTTGAATCATTTCGATTTCGATGATCTGTCCATCGACAGCAGCTTCACGGGCATAGCCTAAGATAACGTCACCAGTTGCGGCTGTTAAAGCATCGCCAGATGCGTCTGTTTGTACAGCGGCTCCAGCGGCAATAGTACCACCAGCAGTTACCATAACTGAACCTGAGACACATACCGTTACTGCGTTACCAGCAGCAGCACCAGCGAGACATACGCCAATAGCGTTTTCACCAGCGGAGTCAGCCAGATCAACTTGACCATCTGACTCAAGAGTTACGAATTTGAATTGTGCTGCGGAGAGGTCTTCGCCAGCAATAAATGTGCGGTTGTCGCGGGATTGCATTACAGCCATTTTTATTCCCCTTTATAGGATTTGTTAATGAGAGCTTTACCAGCATCAGTCTTAGCTACAGCAGCATAAGCCTTGGCAAACTCACTTTTCTTCAGTTTGTTTTCGTCCATGTAGGACTTTACGAGGGCATCCAGTTTGTCAGCAGAAGTAGCGAACTCACCGTCTACATCAGACTTACCAAATTCTTGCATAGCTGCATCGAATGCTGCATCAGCGGCCTTCAGTGCTTCCATGATAGCTTCATCTTCGGAGAACTTAGCTACGAGAGATTTAGCGACAGAGATGTCAAAGTGGGGAAGAACTTCACCAGCACGTTTTGCCAGTTCAATGTCAGCCTTCTCGACAGCAGCAGCTTCAAGTGCTTTAAGAACTGGTGCAGGGATGTCAGACTTGACTACCATCTCACCTTGAACTTCTAGCATCTCAACTTCAGCTTTCTTTTCGATAACATCAGATTTGATGACGTAGCCATTTTCAATAAGACCTTTGCGAAGACGCTCGTTCTCAGCCTTGAGGGTGTCAATTTCGACTTCCTCTGCTGTTGCTTCTTCTGCCTTATCTACTTCTGGAGCTTCTTCCATTTTAGCGGGTTCAGCTTCTTCCTCTTTCATCATGTCGTAGCCGAGAGCTTTCATAGCTTCTGGTTTACCACAAGACTTTTCTTCCATGTATGCCTTTACTTTGGCTTCCATTTCTTCAGTCATTTTAATAATTTCCTCTTCGGAATTGTCACGCTTGAAGAGACTAACCATCGCCTGTGCATTGGCTGGACGGTCCACAAGGGACAGTTCCTCAAGTTGCAAGTTTTTTAGGAGGTTAGGCAAGATTAAATCTCCTCTTTCATAGCACGACCGCCAATGGAGAAGGCCGCAAGTTCGCCAGACTTAACCATAGCCCAGATGTTATCGTCGAATACTTTGTAAGCAACGACCCATCCTTCACGGTCAGACTGGATACCAAGAGCATCACCGATTTCTTTAGTGATAGGAAGCGAGTGGACTACTGTGCCAACCTGCTCTCCTGTGTGCATAGCCTTGCCGACACGCACATGCTCCATAAATTCGTTTACAGCTTTCACAAGTGTTCCAGCTTCGATAACATCCCCTTGGCGGTCTACTACAGCTTCACCCTTTTCGGTTACTACTGAGGCCCAGCCATAGACCATACGCTGTTCTTCGTCAGTCTTAAGTATCTTACCTTCTATACTCTTTGTCATGTCACTCACAGATGTACCTGCTTCCCACATACGGCATGACCAGTAGCCAGCCTTTGTTTTGTCTTTCTTGGTGTCACACGAATGACGAGAACGGAAATTGGCACGGGCTTTAGGGTCATCACGACGGATTTCCATGTTAGGATCGCCAAAGGTAACTCTCTTAACCTTGCCACCGTCCTGTACGAACACTTCAAACTTCTTGTTGCCACCTTTGATGCGGCGAGGCTTGTTAAGTGTTACTTTCTCACCTTGGTACTCTGCCTTAGCAAACTCTGTCTTTATTACTTCAGCTACAATAGCCCTGAGAGCCTCTATACGGTCCACTGAGGAGCCTTCTTCCTCTTCTATAGCCTCACCCCTGTCATAGTGCGCTAGGTAAGCCTCATGGCTCTCTCCTGGCATATAAACAGCCTGACCATCGTAGTCGTGAACGTGAACCTTGCCTTCAAGACCTATATCCATGCTACGAGAGACTGCTTCTGGCTCTGTAGTGAAAATATCGTTGGCGTATTGTCCCTTCTGCATGGACTTCTTCTTGCTTGAGGATGGATGTGCAGAGGGCAGAAGGTCTTTATCGTGATTAGCCGACTTAGAACCGCTTACGATCTTGAGAAAGCTGTTGACACGGGCCATAGCCCATTGCTCAGGTGACTTTACATTAGGACGAACGCTTGCAGGGTTAGTCTTGTAAGCACCAATACCACGATCATAGACCGCTTGAAGCATCCGCATAGTTACCTTATGCTTAGACTTCTTGTTGTGGGCTTCCATCTTGTTTTTGAGGCCAGTCTTTGACATTATAATACTTTCGCTAAGTAGCCCTTGAAGATGCCAAACACTATTGCGTTGTTGTCTTGTGTCTCACAACGAATACGCAGGTCTGAGTTCTTGGGGGCGATAATTGCTGGATCAAGGCTTATGTCTGAGTTTCCACCAGCGGAAGATGCGGTAAAACAAGCCATTGGTAGGAATACGCCATTAGGTTCTCTTATCTCAACGTAGAAATCTACGGCTGCTGATGTTTTAGCACTAACTGAGCCATAGAACCCTGTCATAACATAGTAGTCTTGGCTACTGAACGTGGTTGCAGACTTTAAAGACTGTTGGAAGCCCAGAGGAATATCAATGTGTATTTTAGTGGCGTCTGAGGGTATGCCACCAGATATTGTTGTATCCTCATACACAACTACGCGACCAACTAACTCTGTACCACCACCATTACTAATTCTTGACACTCTTGCGAGTGCTGTATCTAGTGTTACCTTAGTCTGTCCACTGAGGGTCACATTCTGTACAACAAAAGTGAACTCTCCTCCAGAGACTGTGTGACCTTCTACCCTAATAACCTCTGTATCTGATGCAGACGATGAAGATATAGTAGAGATAGAGTTAGTTGAAACATATGCCTCATTGCCACCAACGGTCCAGACAGTCTGTAAGCCAGATGTAGAAAGTTGTGCGGAGCGTCCAAACTTGAGCAAAGACTTAGCTTTACGGTCAATAGACACAACATCACCAAAGGTAGCCTGTATCTCACGTTCAGCTTGCACTAGGCGACCGTCTGGTACTTCGTATACACGTCTTTGCCAACCACCAAACATCTGATCTATTTCCTCTGCTATAACGACGTTAGGGTCGAAGGGTTTACCAACATCAGGTCTTTGTGTTACTATGTTTTCTGGAGATAAGTTATTAACTTGGGTTAGGCTTGTTGAACCTACTGTAGGGCTACCTGTTAATATACTATCGACAGAAAAGTTTTCTTCTTCTGTGAGGGTAGCAAGAGAGACAACAGGGTTTCCTGTGAGTATACTGCTTGCTTGTACATTATGATCTTGGGTGATTGCCGTTGGTAAGACAACGACGTTACCAGTAGTAATATTTGTGGAAGATAGACTTTGAGCTTGGTTTATAGCCGTAGTAGAAATTACGGGCTGACCAGTTACGATGGAAATTACGTTTGTAACGTGGTCTTGAGTTATTGCGGTGGTTTGTAATACTGGATTACCAGTAGAGAAACCATTAACACCAATGAAATCCTCGTTTATTATAGGTTCACTGGCTTCGGTGAGGATTAACCCACTATCTTGCTGTAGAATCCTGCTGGTCATGGCCCATAACCCTTATTATGCAGGATCAGGTATACCGATAGTAAATGATCCTAGTGAGAAAGTGTTTCCAGAGGCAACTACTTGGCTTGCCGTAAGAGAGCCTGTAGCAAGTAAACGGGAGTTACCTGTATCAACTATAGAGTAGTGCGTAACTGTACCACTGCCTGTCACTGAGGCGTCTGCTACAGCAGCTACAACAACCTCACGACCACCACCAGACCTATCAGAAGGGGCAGCAATGGAAAGAGAGGTTGAGTTACCTAGAGTATAGGTAGAAGTGGCCTCTGCATAACTTGCAGCTTCTTGAGAAGTGATGTCAATTCGGTTAGCCTCAGTATCTAGTACCGTAAGGCCATTGTCAAATACCCTGTTGTTTAGAGTTGCCATTATTCTTGATCCTCAGTTGGGGCCTCTTGTTCCACCTCTGGGTCATAGTCTAGTTCAGCAATACCCATAAGATCACTGATAACTTCTGGGTGACTACTAACGTCAATACCTGCACCATTAAGGTTACGTAGGAAGGAAGAAATCTCACGCAGATCGTGTGGAGCGACATCACCAGCCTCAATGGTTGGCATCATGTCATAGTTCAGACCGTTCAACTGCCAAAGACGCTCGACCAACTGTTTGTTGAGAACATCGACGATTGCTTGGATATAACTCTCAAGCGCACGGAGGAACAGGTCTGTCTTCGACTTGGACAAGGCGTAGGAACCACCAGATGTCCCAAGAAGAAGAAACTCAGAAAGCATAGAACGTGCAATGTCATGCTGGTAACGGTTAACGATAGGGTTAATGTCTATGTTACGTTTACCATTGGATGCCATAAGTTCTACATCAACTAGACGTGTGCTACTAGGCGCACCATCTTTATCAGGGTAAGTATCCGAAGGAA